CTGACCTCATTTCGACAGGATACAATATAGACCCGTATGTAGCATCGGCACTCCATCCTGTTAAATTTGCAAATGCACCTGATGTAGTTTCTGTTTCAAGGCGGTATAGGTATCTTTGACACCTCAATAATTCATCGCCAAATGACCGATGCTCAAAGGGCGTGGCTGTGTCGCCTAGTTCAAATTGCAACCCAGCCAAATTTAACTCCCACGCAGTTGTGCTAGTGTCTCCAGAAGGTTGAGCAAACGAATGTGAAAGATATGCATTGTTATCTATAACAGTATTGGCAGGGGCTGGAATATCAAACGTAAAGCTGTATTTGACCCACGATGAAGTTACAGTAAGAGACTGAGCAACTGCATTATCACCACCACCACTAGATTTATTATACCACGCGGGTTGCATTGTAAAACTGCCACCAGCGGGATTAGTTCCTTTTGCGTAAAAACTGAGTGTAGCTTTGTTACCAATTAAACTTACAGCATTTGACGCTTCAATGTATTGATAAACACCACAGTTATTATTTGCAGTTGTTACTGCTAGTTTTAGGTATTTTTCAAATCCAAGAGAGTTTCTGTCAGCAGTTGAAAATGCTTGCTGTGACATTGTTACTCCTGATGCACCAGAAAGTGCGAGATAATATCTATCTAAAGAACCGTAACCTTCTGTTGTATGGCTGCTTCCGCGTTGCGCTATATCCATAGAGCCGTTAATTATGAGATTTCTGCTAGACAGAACTTGGTCAGCCACCTTCGGTACAGTGACTGCTTCGCTTGCAATCTGGTTAGTGCCAATAGTGCTAAGTGCCATTATGTAATCTCCAGCACACTCAGGACTGCATCACAGCAGTTAGCCTGTGACCCATAAACTTTTAATACGTCAGTAGCATTCATAACAATTTTCTGAGGCCCTCCGACTGCCACCAGAGATGATCCAACAGGCACAATTGCATCCTTGACTATATGAGTAATAGTGCTTCCGCCGTCTAGTAACTCAACCGTAACGGTTATGGAAACGGACAAGATGTTAGCAATGTTGAGGCCAATGATTGTAGTTTCTGTATTGGCGGGGCAAGTGTACAGGGTCGCTTTGCCTGATGACGTATCAATGTTTTGCGCCGTGAATGTTTTAAATGCGTTTGCCATTTTCCTATCCTAACGCTATTGCAAATGCCAGCGAGTTATCTGTTAAATTTACTGCACCGCCAGTTGCATCATTAAATATCATTTTCTCCGCAGGCAATGTGCAAAATATTGTTCTAGTGCCAGATGACCAACTAACAGCATTATCTGAGTTACTGGACTGCAATATAGTGGTACGAGCAAGAGTTGTCCCGGATAAGGTAAAAGTCCCAATGCCTGTCTCAAAATCAGTGCCATCAGTGCAGGTGTAATAGGTTGTGTTACCATCACCCACTTGACTAAAAGGCTCAAAACCAGTCAAAGCACCAGCTAATGTATATGTGCCGGTGCCTGTGGTTGTGGTTGTCTCTTTGACACGATCTTTAAGTACAAGGGTCATTACTTCAACTCGATTGACAAGTTCCCTGCGTTAATACGGAATATATCGCCAACTGCTATTGTCTTACTTGCGTCCAATGTACCAACAAACAGAATGTTTGAGCCATCAAAGGTCAGCAGCACATTGTCTGAGATTGACACAGCAGTATCCAGAGCGATACTGGTCTGGCTATTTACTGTGGCTACTCGCACGACCCCGCTGATGCCAGTTCCTGTAACTACATCGCCTACAACAATTGTTCCGTTGTTTGCATCAACCGTCACATTGACTGATGAGCTAACTGCGCCGTTGACAGTTGCCGTAGCAATGTTCTTGTCCGCGATAAAGGCTGTAGTAACCGTGTAAGTAGAGGCTGTTCCAGCGGCGGCGGCGTACTCAACATTGTTGTCGTTGATCACTCGTTGAGTATCACAAACAACAACGTCTGCTGCGCTGTGCGCGGCGGCAGTTGTGCTGGATGTTCCTCGTGTACCACCTGTAAGAGTGTTTGTGCCGTCAAAGTTTAGCGCCACATTATCACTAATGGAAACTGCTGAACTCAAAACAATGTTGTTTTGGTTTGTAACAGTAGCCACTCTGACTGTGCCAGATATGCCTGTACCAGTGACAACCATACCAACAGTAATAGTGCCGCTGTTTCCATCGACCGCTACGTTGGCTGATGAACTAACCGCTCCGTTTGTGTTTGCGGTAGCTGTGCCATCTTTACCAGTGTAGGTGATGATTTCATCGTTAATAACAACAGCGCCAGAGGACGGGAACGCTTCTGCGTCTGTCAGTATGACTTCTGTTGCACTGTTTGTCAGAGCAACCGCTACGGTTGTTGTTGACTGTTTCCAGTTTGCTGCGGTGACTTGCTGCCTTGTATAGTTGGCATCGTCTGTGTCTACCTGTACTTCTGTAACATTTCCAGCCTCCGCGTTTGTCACGGCAGTTGCTAGGCCAACATAAATATCGTTATTTGGCGTAGCAAAAGAGAGCGAGTTGTTCTTAAATATGAAGTCAAGAACCCTTCTCTCTAGGTAGTTGGTTGCTGCGTTTGATGTTGCCATCGTTCTTACTCCTGTTTAAGTGCGTGGCCTATCAGGTAGACCTCTCCTGTAGGCATCACTATTCTCTCTAGCTTCAGCCAAATCTTTTAAGCGTTGTATTTCCTGCATGAACCTTTGCTCATACAGTTGCATCATATCCTGTTCACCCTTCATGTAAGTATACGCTTCTACAAGTGAACCGTAAAGAAGGGCATTGGGGGCGTTGGTACTGAGCCAAGTGTTGCCTGTACCTGCACCAGCCGTGATGCTGGCTGGTCTATAATAATAATGAAGCTCTACTGTATATGCCTGATCTGGTGTCGGACCTACAATAAAGTTGTCTATATCAAAAATACCATAGTATTTTGGGACAGCATTACTGCCGTAGTCAATTGAGTAACGCTGGATAAAGTTTACATCCTTAATATCCAAAAACTCTTTATAGTTAGCTGTTGTGACTTGGAAAGAAAAAGGTGCTAAATAATCGTTAGGGACATTTAAGTAAGGGTCACTGGCTGTTAACTGTGAGGTAGCATTTTTCCTAAATAGTTCTAAGTCAACCAGCGTAAAAATACGGTCTTCCGCGCCACGAATAAACACAGGCAGGTTAGTTACAAAAGAAGTTTCCTCATTCTCTGTAAAATTCTTTATCGCGTCTTGTAGCTCTGTGTATGTAAATGACATGTCACTTGCTCACTATACTATTGTTATATTGCCGACCATACCGCTATGGTTAGTGCACTGATACACCAAAGATGTATCGCTTGGTTCATGCGGGACAATGAACTGCGTCAATCCGGTGGTAGAATTGTAATTATCTGTCACCCCTGTTGTAAAAGCAGAGCCACCGTTAGATGTCCTGATTTGCAAAGGGTGGCTTGATACATTAGCTGTATTGTCAATCAAATATGTGTGACCCTTGTAGAAGGTAAAGTTCGGGTTGTTACCTGAAGTTGCCCCGGGACCAGTAAATGTATACGCGGTAGAGCCATTCACACCAGCGGTGTATTTGGTTACAGGGCCGCTTGCCTCATCATTCAAGCGTAGCCAAGCTCCGCCGTGGGCAAAATACATCCCTCCGAGCGCATGAACATGAGCAATAGCCCCATGATATGTTGACGCGCTGGGCAGATCACTCAAAGCTGCATAATAGAAAACGATCTTGTTCGCGCCTTGACTAACGTCAAGAACACCGTTTGTGTCGATAATATCCGTAAGCGTGGTTCCATTACCTAACGCACTGTAGATCTCATCGAAGTTATCGTTTATCTTGTCCGCACCTGCACGAAGGGTATCACCCGTTCCATCATTAGCTGATGTTCCAATTCCTACTGCTTGTTTTGCCATTTAAGCCTCGTCAAAAGTCTTGCTTGCCGAATCGAATGTAACACTTATCGAATCAAACGTCGATGATGTTGTTGCTACACCAGCGGCAGCGGTTGCAACCCCGCCTCCGCCTCTTATGCCGCCGATGGTTGCTGTTTCGCCAGTAACTGTAATTGTATACGAATTGGCATCAACAACGGTGATTGTGTACCCAGCAGCTTTGTTCAAAACGGTTGTGGAAAAACCGTCAAATGCTTGTGTTTTACGGAAAATAACAACATTGGATGTGCTGCGTCCATGAGATGGTTCAAACACAGTAATCACAGAGGAACCCGCGCTTCCTGACTGAAAGGGGTTCATCACTAAAAGAACCTGACCAGCTACCTCGGTGGCTGTGTCCGGTCTAGGTTGTAAAAGAGCCTGTGGGTCCGGCCCTATTCTGCGTGGGTTCAGTTGTGGGTGTTTCTCTTCATACTCATCTGGCCCAACTTTAAGACCATTCCACTCAACCAACATCTCTGCAAGACGATACCGAAACCCGGAACGATCCGAAAGACCCCAAGCCCTTTTACCAGATGCATGTCTTGCCATTAATTAACTCGAAGATATTGAATACTTGGCTGAAGCTTCAGCGGCACCCTGTCCTCGTCCTCACTTGCTGCACGTTGAAACTCTTCCTCGTACACCGACTTTAAAAGCTGAATTCTATCCGGGGCTTTCTTCATCGCGACGTAATAAGCTAGACCCGCAACCATACAAGGGTAGAAACGAAACGGTGCATCTGTTGTATTTACCAGAGTGTCAGCGTCATCCATTCTCTGCACAAAATAGTAGATTAAAGTGTCTGTGGAGCTATCTGGGGTAGGCCACAGCGTCACCTGCGGCAGTGTTTGACGATTGTAGAAATACTGACTTGGGCGGCCTTCTGTTGTTTTTGCAGGGATCGTCAAGTAATCACCCCTAGACATCCGCGACAACTCAAAGTCTGTGCCACTGCGACGTAATACTACCTCTAACAAGTCCGTATAGTCTGCTGTGAAGGTGTATGTCGCTGTGCCTGATGTCAAAGCT